CAAAGTTCATTAAAAATGTATGTCTGTGGAGATGATTCTGGGGACTATACCTTTACAGGAAGACTTTATTCTATTGGGCTAGGAACAACATTAAATTCTACAAAAATAACAACCTATATTGATACAAGTGGATTTATTGAATTAGACAAGGGTCAGCAATTAATTGATCACACAGCCAGTTATACAATTCTTCCATCAGAAGCATATGAAAAATATTTCTTAGATATAGGCGTTGCGGGGTACTGGCAAGACTATCTACCACTTTCTTACTTTGCTCAATTTGTAAAAAATAATAGTGGTGAAGAATTTTATGAGATAGATTTTTTACAATTTAACTTAGGATATCCAACAACAACAACTTTACAACAAGAGTCTGGAACTACATCTTCTTATTACAATACTGATGGCGCACAAATAAAAAGTTATGTAACATTTCAATATGTTGCAGATGGGGCAAACGTTCCTACATCTTTTGCTAATGAAGAGCAGCCAGATGAGTATAAAGTCCTTGACTTAAATAACTACGAAGACTGGGAAACAACAAGATTTGAGATTTTAAATAATACATTAATTTATCCAATTAAAACGGTAGATTTTAATAGACTTGCAATTGTCTATAGTCTTGAATTTAATAGTCGTGGAATTTTAACTAAGCCAATTTTATTAAATAAATTACAGTTGGCTTCTCAAGCATTTAACGACAATTCTTTTAATCCAGTAGGAACTAGGTTTGGAGTAGACCTATTTCCATATAAAAAGAATGGTATTTATTTTGACTACAAGTCTAAGAATCCATTTAGTATATATAAAGAAAGCACCCCGTATTTATACCTGACAAAAACATCTGGAATTGAAGTACGTGGTGAAATAAATATTCTAGAAAATCGTGGTTTAAATCTTCCAATTAACAAGGAATTGGCGACTAACTATAAAGTAAGCGCTATGCAATTGTGGCTAAGATATGATCAAGATGCGTTTCCAGCAACAGCAACAGAAATTTTTGAAATTAACCACAAGAGTGGAACTCTAAAGTTTTACTTACAGGCAAATAGCACTGACTTGGATAGAGGCAGAATATTTGTTTTAAACCAAAACGGTGTGCCTTACAATGGTGTTGGATTTTATTTAAATGGTAGCCTAGTAAGAGAGCCAGTCCTATCTCTTAAAGAGTGGTCATCTATAGGTGTAGCATTTTTAACCTCTCTTGTCTATAACTCATATCTTGGAAGCATAAATTTGACGGGGCCAATATTATTTAACAACATTGCATATTATCAGGCAAACAGCCTACAAGAGGTTGAAAGCAGAAGGTTTAGGCCTTGGTTCCAAGTATTAACAGACGGTATAACAACAAATGATTGGCAGTTCTGGTTCAATAACTTTACTTGGGACGGTATGTTAGTAATAGGATCATCAGAGTTTTATGGTATTAATCCTTCAGATATTTATAAAACATACATAGGAACAAATAAGATAATCGTTGATGACGGAGAAGGCCTAGTCTATCAACCTGAAAAATTAAATGTATATGCAGATACTGAATGGTCAACGAACGTCTCTACACCTGTATAGTCTGATATACTTATGGTTATGGAATCTTTAATTAACCCAAAAACTGGTAAACCTTATGTTAAAAATGTACGTCGTCAGGTAATAGATAAGCATTATGACTGGGGTCTTTACGTATATAAGACATCTACTGGTAAATGGTTTACAGACGAAGAAGGCTCAGTTTTAAATATACCGTCCGACCGTGGAGATCTTTCAAAAATTGCAGAATTAAAAAAAGTTGCAATGCATCACGGAGATGATGGACTTGGTAAGGCTGTATTTGTTCCAGGGCTAACTCAGGTTAGTGAAGAAGAATATTCCGAGCAAAAGGCAAGATTAAAAGAAGGATTAATTCCTTCAATGAATGACTTAGGTGCTTGGCATGCAGCACAACAAACATTAGAAAAGCATGGAAGAGGGGCAATAGATGAGTGAAGAACAGTATATCCGTGCAAGTCTTAATACAGAAGAAAAAGAAGACAATATTTTTAAATCACACGATCCCTTTAATAAAAGTTGGGATGTTTTAAAAGATTACGTTGGACTTGATCAAAACTTTCGTCGTAGAACAACACGCAACTTAACAAAGTATGCTGCCCCAGAATTTAACGCTGCTTACTTAGATGCAGCAAACGCAACACCATCTGGAGTGAATGCTGGATCAAAACAAATCAATCCTGGCACGGTATATAGAAATGGCTACGGACTATTTGACGTAATCACTCCTCCATATAACATGTATGAATTAGCCAACTTCTATGACACATCATTTGCTAATCATGCTGCTATTGATGCTAAGGTAGAAAACGTTGTAGGTTTAGGATATCGCTTTGATATTTCAGATAGAACGCTGTTAAGGTTTGAAATGAATGAAGATGCAAGTGCGGTAGACCGTGCTCGTAATCGTATTGAAAGAGCCAAGATTCAACTACGTGATTGGCTAGAAAATTTAAATGATGATGATAGTTTTACAAAAACAATGGAAAAAGTTTACACAGACCTTCAGGCAACGGGTAATGGATTTATTGAAGTAGGTAGAACAACTGCTGGAGAGATTGGTTATGTTGGACATATTCCAGCAACTACCGTTCGTATACGACGCTTGCGTGATGGCTTTGTGCAGATTATTGGTCAAAAGGTAGTTTACTTCAGAAACTTTGGGGCAAAGAATGCAAACCCTATGGGAACAGATCCACGTCCCAATGAGATTATTCATTTAAAAGAATACTCACCTTTAAACACATTCTATGGTATTCCAGATATTATTGCAGCAATGCCATCCCTTATCGGAGATCAACTTGCATCTCAATATAATATTGACTACTTTGAAAACAAGGCTGTTCCAAGATACGTTGTAACCTTAAAGGGTGCAAAACTTTCAGGTGATGCTGAAGATAAAATGTTTAGATTCTTACAAACTGGACTTAAGGCTCAGTCACATAGAACTCTTTATATCCCGCTTCCTGGAGATACAGAGGGAAATAAGGTTGAGTTTAAGATGGAACCAATTGAAAACGGTATCCAAGATGGCTCATTTAAAGAGTATCGTAAACAAAACCGTGATGATATTCTGATTGCTCATCAAGTTCCTATTTCAAAACTAGGTGGTGCAGATTCTGCAGGTATTGCAGCAGCACTTTCTCAAGACCGTACATTTAAAGAGCAGGTATCTCGTCCAGCACAAAGACATTTAGAAAAGGTTGTAAACAAGATTATCAGAGAAAAGACAGACATTCTTGAACTTAAGTTTAATGAACTAACTCTGACTGATGAAATTGCACAATCTCAAATTCTTGAAAGATATGTAAAGACTCAGGTCATGACTCCAAATGAGGCTCGTGAAGCGTTAGACTTGCCACTAAGAGCAGATGGAGATCAACCATTTGTTATGTCTCCAAGACAAGCAACTGATGCTAGAGCAAATTTGGCAGGGGATCGTCAAAGAGATTCAGAAAGAACAAATAACAATTCTGATTCACCAACTACAATATCTGGACGAAATGCACAAGGTGAAGGTAGATCGTCTCAATAGTTGAGAAACTTCTTTAAAGCGGTGCTATAATTATAACGTTATGTTAACAAACAAGGCTCATTGGGAAACTAAAGGTGACAATGTTCGCCTTTCAATGCCCATTGGAAAAATAGACGTTGAACGCCGTATGGTGTCTGGTTTTGCAACCCTTGACAACGTTGACCGTCAAAATGACATTGTAACAACAGAATCTAGTATAACTGCTTTTAAAAATTTCCGTGGCAATCTTCGTGAAATGCACCAGCCAAGTGCTGTTGGCAAAATTGTTTCTTTTAAAGAAGACAAGTATTTTGATCCAAGCACTAAAAAGTTTTATAGCGGAGTTTATGTTTCTGCTTATGTTTCAAAGGGTGCACAAAATGCATGGGAAAAAGTTTTAGACGGAACCTATACTGGTTTTTCAATAGGTGGAAACATCAAAGAGTGGGATGACGCTTACGATGAGAAAATAGACAAAACAATTCGTGTAATTAAAACTTATGAATTATCAGAACTTTCTCTTGTAGATAATCCAGCAAATCAATTTGCAAACATAGTTTCTATTGAAAAAATTAATGGACAAAATGTAGTTGATGGATATCTATCAAAAACAGAAATTGAAAATGTATTTTGGGACTCAGAAAACGGTATTGTTATGGTATCTGATTCTGACTCTGCAACAAGTCCAGTAAATGGTAATGTAATGCAGAATATTGGCTTTATAGAAAAAAATGATAAAGATACTGAAAAACTAATAAAATTCTTAGTTGATAGTGCTAAAGGCATTAATACAATTAAGATTACTAAGGAGGTAAATCCAATGACAGAATCAACAGAAGCAGTTCTAGAAACTGTAGTTGAAAATGCAGAGGTTGCTCCAGAGGCACAAGCAGCAGAGGTAGTGGCAGAAGCAGCAGTAGTTGTTGCAGATGTAGCAGAAACCCCTGCAGTCGTTGAAGAGGCACCAGCAGTTGAAGAAACTGCTATTGCTAAATCAGATGACGCTAGTGCAGAATCTTCTGTTGCAAAAGCAGCAGTTGAAGTAGAGAACGTAGTGGAAAAATCCGTTACAGATGTTAAAGAAGAAGTTGCTAAAGCAGTTTCAGAAATTAATAATTCTCTTACTAATGCCTTTGGCGATCTTGCTGCAACAATCAAATCTCTTAACGAGAAGGTAACAGCAGTAACAAAATCTCTTGAAACGGTAACATCTGATGTTAACGGAATTAAGAGCAACTTTAACGAGTTTGGCAAGCGAGTAGATCTTGTAGAACAAGATACCGCTTTCCGCAAGTCTGGCGATCTAGGCGAGATCGTACAGGAATCACCACAAGTGATTCATAAATCCCTATGGGGCGGTCGTTTCCTCACAAATGCCGACCTATTTAACTAAGGTAAAAAATCACTAGGAGGTGAAAAATAATGTCGGAACAAAACACAAACATAGAAAAAAACTATCCAGGTGCAGGAGATGGCTCAGAGATTAACTCTGCAGGATCTTTAGTATCGGGTGGTGTTGGTGGTGCTACTGGTCTGAATGCTGCAGGAGGATCTGTAGGTTCACAACTTGGTAACACTGCTACTGCAGGATTTGGTGTAACAACTGGAGATAACGCAGTCAATCCAACTGGCAACGCAGGAGGTATTCTACGTCCTGAACAAGCACAACGTTTCATTGATTACGTCTGGGATGCAACTGTCCTCGCTAAAGATGGCCGTCGTGTCACCATGAGAGCAAACACCATGGAAATTGAAAAAGTCAACGTCGGAGAGCGTGTAATTCGTGCAGCAGCACAAGGCTCACCAAACTACACAAACACTGGCGCTAGATTTACAAAGGTTGAACTAACAACAAAAAAGATTCGTCTTGATTGGGAAGTAGCAACTGAAGCACTTGAAGACAATATTGAAGGCGGAGCATTGGAAGATCGTCTAGTACGATTAATGACCAACGCATTCGGTAACGATATTGAAGATCTTGCTATCAACGGTGATGGAGCAACAGGAGATTTCTTGTCCATCATGTCTGGTTTCGTAAAGCAAACTCGTGGAACAGTAGGAAATGCTGCTCACGAATATGCTGCAACAGTATCAGACAACAACTTCACCACATCAGTAATGCAAGGCTTGCTATTGGCAATGCCTCGTAAGTACCGTGCACTTAAGAGCAATCTTAAGTTCTACGCAGGTACTGATGCTTTTGCTGGTATTGTTCGTAACAACGGTACACTTGCTGATGCAGTTGCAGAAGCATTTGCTAATCGTCCAGGAAGCACTGAAGCAAATCGTCAGCAATTCCTTGATGGTGGCGCACAAACACTTGGTAACTCACGCACAACTCGTGTACTAGGTGTAGATGTTCTTGAAGTTCCTTACTACCCAGCAGGTTATGTTGACTTAACATTCCCTTCTAACCGTGTATGGGGTTTCCAGAGAGACATCACTGTAAACCGTGAATACAAGCCAAAGAAAGACACAATTGAATACACAGTATTCGTACGATTTGGTCTTGCTTGGGAAGAACTAGATGCAGTCGCTTATGTTGACGCAGATAGTGCTGATTCCTAAAATATAATCATCACGTACTAGGGAGGACGGCATAAAAACCGTCCTCCTTATTGTCTTTCTGATGGTATAATTACAGATGAGCATGGGAGAAAAAATGAATTTAACAATGGATCAATTAAAAGATAAGACAGTTATGGCACTAAAAGCATATGCAAAGAAAAATAACATAGAATTATTTGAATCAAACACAAAACTTGAAATTTTAGAAATCTTGGCTAGTTGGATTCCGCCAGAAATAACAGAAGAAACTGCAGAAAAAGCAGGTAAAAATAAAGACTTAACAAACAAAGTAGCATTACACTCAGACAGAAATCTTCATATGGATGGTTTGGGAGCATTGAGCGTGGGGTATAACATAGTCTCAAAGGAGGCATCGGAAAAGTGGCTTACTCACAGGTTAGTACGAATAGCACAACCTGAAGAAGTAGCATCTTATTACGCTAAAGTATAATGTCAGTAGTCCTTCGTTTACCTCCGTATCCTTTAACTGTTAAGTACACAGTTCCAGACGCTAATGCCAAATACGTTATAGTTGTTGAAGATGTCGCAGAGCAATCAGAAACTACTTCTTATAGAACATCAAATGCCAGCAAGCAAGTTACTTATACATTAGATGATGATTTTATTAAATATGATAAATCGTATGCTCTGACAATTCATGAAGATTTAGAAGAAAGCGGAATGGTTGTAGGAGATCGTGGAGATATAGTTGTTGAAGATAACCTAGAAGTAAAACGTCCATACGTAGATCCTACACTTTTAGCAGCAGCAAACAATCAAACATCTGCAACAGAAATTGCTAAATACACAGAATATGAAAATTTAGCAAGAGCAATCATTGACTCTATAACTGGTGGTTTTTATTATGAGCGTGAATTTTTTGAAATTGTTGGACAAGAAGTAGACTATATTCCACTTTGGAAAAGAGTACACAAAATATTGAGGGTATACGAAAACTCAGAACTAGTTTATGACATATACAACGAAGATGGTCCAACCGTAGGAGATTACACATACGTAATTACCAAAGATAAGACCGCACTCACAAAAGACCCAACAGCGTCAAGTGGTGCAATAAATAGAGCAGAACAACGACCAGCAAGAATGCCACTTGGAACTTCAGACTCTTTTTCACTTTTTGATACAGAAGACAGTGGAAACACTATGACTGTAACTCCTGGAGTAGCATTTCCAGCAGGTATAGATCTTATATTATTATTAGAAACTGGATACAAGGTAGTACCTATTGATATTCAAGATGCTACAAAATTATTAGTTGAAGATATTAGATGCGGTAAATTAGATTATTATAAAAGATATATCAAGAACTACAGCACTGATCAATTTAAAATTGAATACGATAAAAGAATGATTGAGGGTACTGGAAATATTATTGTAGACAAGATTTTGTCTAAATATGTAAATAATATTAGCCGTCCTGGAGTATTGTAATGGATGTATGCGAAGTCACAGACTTTATGTTTCCAATGAAGGCTGATATCTACTTCCCCATTCTTGCACAAGGTGGTTATGGCCAACCTACAAAGAACTGGGTATACGATAGAACAATTACCTGTAATGCTACATCTGTAGGTGGAGCAGGAACAGAAGATGTCAAACCAGATAATTTTTTAAAATATGAAAACAAACTTATTGCAAGAACAAAAGCAGATCCAAGAGTTTCTTCAAACAGTGCAAATAACGCAACAACAAACATACTTATAACAAATATTAGAGATGCATCCGATACTATTATTTACAAAGAAACAGCGGGAGCAAGATCAGGCAAAGGAACAATCTACGAGGTAGCAACAGTTGAACCTTTTACTGGACCATTTGGATACACAGAATATTACAAGATGTTATGGCGTAGGGCTGAGAATCAGACTGTAGGTGATTAGTGATAGCAAGAACAAGCACGGCATCTTTTACTAAGCAAATGAATAATATTATTAATTATTCTTTTGGATTTTTAGAAGGCGTTGATCGTGGTAAAAAAATATTTTTTGATAGATTAGGCAAAGGGGCTATTCAAGCGTTAGCACAATATATTGATGTACAAGCCAGAGCCAATCCAAAAGCACTACACCATGTTTATGAGTGGAATCAAATTAGTAGTCCTAGTGCAAGGCTATTTAATTTAGATTACACGGTTAGTAACTTGGGGCTTTCTCTTAAATCTACATTTAAACAATCAAGAAGTGTTTCTGAAAATATGACTACCCCTTTTTATAATAAAGCAAAAATTATGGAAGAAGGAATTCCAGTAACAATTACGCCAACAAAATCTAAAGCATTAAGATTTAATGGACCTAATGGAGAAGTATTTACAAGCAGACCAATTAAAGTTGACAATCCAGGAGGAGATCCTGTTATTGGTGGTTTTGAATCTGTTTTTGATGAGTTTATGAATAGATACTTCAAACAATCTTTCTTAAGAGCATCTGGAGTTTATGATTATATTAAAAAACCAACATTGTATAAGAAAAACTTTAAGGCTGGTTCAATAGCGGGTAGAAGTAAAGGAATTGACACAGGCTTTAAATGGATAACTAATACAACAATTGGGGTAGAATAAGACTATGGCTATATTAACTGATACTGGATTTCCACCAACTTTTTTAAACAGATATATTTTATCTGAGTTAGAACATTATGAACTTATATCAGATGTAGATTTAATAAATCCAACTCCAATGATTCCAGCACAGGTTTCAACAAACATTGAAGACTTGTATAACGATAGCATTCAAATCAGACAATCAGAAAACCCTATTCTAATCGTTTACGATAGATTGATGAGATTTAGGCCTACTTCGTTTTATTTGCACAAAAGAGAGCAATTGATATATTTTATCTATTCTACAGACGTTGGCAAGTTGATAGACACCGTTCGTGTTATATCCAATGCCCTTGATCGTGAAGATTCTTCAGCAGAGGACGTAAATAGGTATAATATTAATAACCCTATATTGGATGCTAATGCAGATATTTCTACCCCGTTCAATATTATGTTCCATAGTACGAGGGTATATCAGGCAGACGAAAGCAGAGACGTAGCAGAACTAGCCTCAGCAAGAACCCTCTTTGTAAACAAGTTAATTGTTGAGTATGACTATCATGTTTCGGTTGACTCAGACTCTAGATATACATAAAAAGCGGTATAATTGCTTTTAGAGGAAACACGCCAAACAACTTAATAAATACTTTACGAAAGAGGTAAAAGAATATGCCATATAGCCGTGGTACGTCAAACAACATTATTGTTGGTGCAGCAGCATTCTTCATTAATGATTCTACCTTAACACCAGCAACTTCTGCAGCAGCAGCAGTTATTGATTCAAGTGAGTCTTACAAGACTACACTATCAGCAGCCGCTACTTATACAAACGTTGGTTACACCATGAATGGTTTGGAACTACAGTTTCAGCCAGATTTTGGTGAGGTTGCGGTAGATCAAGTTCTTGACGTTGCAAGATTATATAAACAAGGTATGCAGGTAAATCTTGCTACCGCTTTTGCTGAAGCAACTTTAGAAAACTTGCTTGTAGCACTAGCATACTCTGATAGTAAACTTACAGGAAATAAAACAGCATCTACAGGTCAAACACTTAACCTGAGTGCAGGAGACATCGGAGATGTCCCAATTGAAAGAGCAATTTGTGCAGTTGGCCCAGGATCTGGTGACCCAGCAACATTTGATACAAAAGAACGTATCTACATAGCATATCGTGCACTATCAATTGAGAACGTAACTGTGTCAGCAAAGCGTGATGAGGCTTCAATGTTTGAAGTTTCATTCCGTCTACTTCCTGAAGATACTTCAGGTTCATACGGTAAGATCATTGATCGTACCTTTGGACAATCATAATCTAAATTTAGATTAACTTAAGACCCACCTTTAATTAGGTGGGTTTTTTGTTTTGCCTGTGATAGAATAGAAAGATTATGGCAACAACCGTTTATAAAAATAAAATAATAAAACTAGTTGATGGTACAGAACTAGAGATTGTTCCGTTAAAAATAAAATATTTGCGTGAGTTTATGGACGCATTTGAGGATGTTAAAACTGCCAAAGATGACGATGAAGCCATAGATTTTTTAGTTGAGTGTGTAAGAATTACAATGAAACAATACTATCCAGAGATACAATTAACAAAATCTGACGTAGAAGATAGCCTTGACATGCCAACCATATATACAGTCTTAGATATTTCTGCGGGTATAAAGATTAATCAAAAATCTGAAGAAACAGTAAAAGACCAAGCAACAGATAGTGGCTCAAGTTGGTCAGAGTTAGACCTTGCTAAGATTGAATCTGAAGTATTTTTATTAGGCATATGGAAAGACTATAGAGAATTAGAAGAGTCTTTATCTATGCCAGAATTAATTGCAACTCTTTCAAGTCGTAGAGACCTTGATTATCAAGAGAAAAAATTCTTGGCTGCAATTCAAGGAGTAGATTTAGATAAACAGTCTGGATCTGAGAGGGGGCAAAAAGAATGGGAAGACATGAAGGCTAGAGTATTTAGTCAAGGCAAAGCAAAAGACGGTAATGACATTCTGGCTCTTCAAGGACAAAATGCCAGGAGTGCAGGGTTTGGTATTGGCATGGGCTTAGATTACGAAGATTTAACAAAATAAAATAATAAAAAATAAGTATCACCATGCTATAATTGACATAACCTATAGGAGGAAAACAATGGCAACAACTACGTATGAGGAACAAATCCTTACACTAATTGATGGCACAAAGGTTACAGTACGTCCTCTAAAAATCTCTCTACTTCGTCCGTTTATGAAGAAGTTTGAGGGTGTGGGAGCGGTGGCGGAAGATAACGGCAAATCTATGGACATTCTTATGGAGTGTGTACAGATTGCGATGAAACAGTACAAGCCAGAACTCTCAGAAGACGTAAAAAAACTAGAGGAGAATATTGATCTCCCAACAGTTTACAAGATCGTAGAAGCAGCATCAGGTATTAAACTTGCTGAAGTTTCAGACGTTCTTGGCGTAACTATGGCTGAATAATTTAAAAGAGGTGTGAGACTAAATGGCTGATGTTAATGCTAATATTGGTATTAATATTGATTCGTCTAATGCATTAGCACAGTTAAAAGCATTACAACGTCAGATATCTCAGTTTCACACCTCAATAGCCAGATCAAGTGAAGCAGCAGCCCTTGCTCAAAAGGGTTTACAAAAAAATCTTTTAAATAGCATAAACGCTATCGGTTCTTTTACTGCCGAAATGCGGACAGTCAGAACATCTGCAGAATCATTTACTAACTCATTAGAAAAAAATAAGTTTTCAATGCGTGAGTACTTCCGCTATGCGGGAGCATCTACAAAAACATTTGGAAGATTGTTTAAGTCAGAGTTTGACACAATTGGCAAGGTAGCCGAAGAGCGTGTAAAGAGACTACAAACCCAATACATTAAGATGGGCCGTGATACCAACGGGGCAATGAAAGCAATGGGCATTATGCCTACCCAGTTGGACATGAGTGACTATACAACTAAAGTTCAAATAGCAGCACAGAAACAAGCATTATTTAATCAATTAATGAAACAAGGATCTACCAATCTATTAAACTTTGGTAAGAATACACAATGGGCTGGTCGTCAGTTAATGGTTGGATTTACCCTGCCATTAATGCTTGTAGGCTCAACAGCAGTAAAAACTTTTATGGAGATGGAAGCACAAGCCCTTAGATTTAAAAAAGTTTATGGAGATTTATTTACACCACAATCTGAAACTAAAGCAGCATTAGAAGGCATTACAGAACTAGGCAAACAATTTACAAAATATGGTGTTGCCGTTTCTCAAACCGTTGGTTTAGCAGCAGAGGCTGCAGCAGCAGGTTTTCAAGGTTTAGACTTACAACGTCAAACAGCACAGGCTACACGTCTTTCTATTCTTGGTCAAGTTGAAAGTCAAAAGGCTCTTGAAACAACCATATCATTACAAAATGCTTTTGGTATGTCATCCGACAAACTTGCAGAATCAATTGATTTTCTTAACGCAGTAGAAAACCAAACAGTTGTATCTCTTGATGATATTACTACTGCAATTCCAAAGGTAGCACCAGTTATTCAACAACTAGGCGGAGACGTAAAAGATTTAACATTCTTTTTGGCTGCTATGAAAGAAGGCGGCATTAATGCATCAGAAGGTGCAAACGCACTTAAGTCTGGCCTTGCAGCATTAATTAATCCAACTAAAAAAGCAGCAGAAATGCTTGCATCCTATGGAATTAACGCAACTGCAATTGTTGAAAATAATAAGGGTGATCTTAAAGCAACTGTTATTGGTTTTGCAGAGGCATTAAATAGATTAGATCCGTTAGCAAGAGCAAGAGCAATTGAGCAAATGTTTGGTAAGTTCCAGTTTGCTCGTCTATCAACTTTATTTGCAAACGTTGCAAAAGATGGAAATCAGGCTTCTCGTGTTCTTGATTTAGCAAACTCTTCTGTTGAACAACTTTCAGCCTTGTCTGAACAAGAATTAGGAATGACTGCAGATTCTGCAATGAATAAATTTAGAAAGAGCGTTGAAGATCTTAAGTTTGCTCTTGTTCCAGTTGGTGAGGCTTTCTTGCAAGCACTTACACCAATTGTTGAATTTGTTGGCGGAATTCTTGAAAAATTTGCTAACCTTTCAGACGGAACCAAAAAATTAATTACATTATTAACAGTAGGAATTGGAGCAATAGGTCCAGTACTACTTATGACATTTGGTTTGCTTGCAAACGGTGTTGCAAACATTATAAAACTATTCTTGACATTACGTGGCGGGTATCAAAGATTAACTGGCCAATCACAAATGCTGGGAGAACAAACCCAGTATATGACTATGGAGCAATTAGATGCCGCCGCAGCAGCACACTCTCTTAATCAAACACATGCAAACTTAACACAAACATTTACTGCTGAAGTAGCCCAAATAAATAAACTGATAGCAGCATATACATCAGCAGCAGGAGCAGCAAGAAACTTTGCAATAAATAATCCTGGAATGATGATGCCAGGAAGAGGTGCTAGAAAATTTGCAAACGGTATTATAAGTGTTCCAGGTACTGGAAACAAGGATACAGTTGCAGCAATGCTTACACCAGGAGAAGCAGTCGTACCAGCAGAAATGGCAAAGAAATATGCACCATTAATTAATGGAATGATTGCAGACAATATCCCTGGATATCAAATGGGTAAAGGTTTTAGAAATGCAACAATGTTTTTACCAGAATCAATTAACACTTCTATGGGACAACCTACTGGAAAAGGTGTTCCAACTGGCGATGTTTCAGGATACTTAGGTGGCGCAGGAGGAGCATCAATGGCTCCACTACTTGCAGTTATTGCAAGAGAACTTAAGGTTGGTCTTAACAATTCTAAGTTTAAACAAGAGTTTTCAGTTATAGCAAATCTTTTTGCAAAAACAGCAACAGATGCATTAAATAAATCTGGAAGAGAATTTATTAAAGATGCAGACCTTGAAGAAATTATTGTTCCAGCATTGCGTGATGCAGCAAAAGGAGTAAAGATTGCTGGAAAAGATATTGATGTTGCACTTGAAAATGCTGTTAATCAGATAAGAACAGTTGGACCAGTTGGAGTTGGCTCTGGATCTGCTGGAGGGTTTGGAAGAGTAGCGCTTCCAGGATCCTATAGAGGATCAAGAATTCCAGCACAAAGATTTGCAGCAGAGCAAAATCCACAAATGTTTGCAAGCACAGAGCGTTTTTCACAATCAAAACAAAAAATTGTAAAATCATTTCAAACATTAAATCCAGTATTAGATAAATGGGAAACTGCAACAATGTCCCACATAACAAGTTCCGTGACAGCAAGTGTTGACGACTTAACTAGACAAATGACTCCATATCTTGGAGATGTTGGTTCAAGAATTACAGATGCAATAACAAAGAAAACAATTAAAGGTGTTGTTGATAAGGCAAAGGTTGCATCACCATCAAGAGAAACAGAGATGGTTGGAGCAAGCATTGCTCAAGGATTTATTGTTGGTGCAGAAGCATATGTTGATGACGCAAGAGCAATAGGAAGTAAACTTGGATCTGGAATGGTTCAAACCGCATCTGGACTATTTGTTCCAGGAGGCGCCACAGGTACTAAATCTGGCGGGACACCTAAATCACCAGGAATACCATTAGCAGACATTACATCGCAAGCAAGAATGAACAGAGAAACACTCCTATCAATACAACAACAAAAACGTATGTCAGTAATGAATCAGAGAATGGATAGACTAAATAAAGGCTTTATGTCTGGCACTTTTGCATTATCTGCCCTATCAGGTGTGGCTTCAATGGCTGGTGGAAATTTAGGAAAATTCTCTGAGATATTGTTTCAAATAACTGGACCGCTATTTGCATTATCATCTATTATTCAACTATTAACTGGAAATAAAATAGTTTCAATGATTTCTAAATTTAAGGTTGGATTTGGGATTGCATCTGTTGGATTGATTGCTTTTGGTATGGCAATTAAATTAACAAATGATGCAAGAAAGAAAGAACTAGATTATATTTATGATCTTTCAAATGCTATGAAAACCACAACAGATCAAGTTAAAACACTTGGTAATTTTTTTAGTGTTGTTCCATCAAAACTTCCATTTGAAAATAGAAATAGAGAAATTGTTAGAAAAGATGTAAGAACTGCAAGAGATAGACTAAAAGAAGATGAAGGATTCCAAAAACAATTTGCTCCAACAATTCAAACTTTATCTAAGTCTACAGCACAAGAAGCACAACTAGCCTTTACATCTTTGGCTCTTAATCTTAAAGCCCAGGGGTTTGCTAGTGAGCAGGTTCAAACAATTATTGATGCTCTTCGTGAAGAAGCAGGCAAGACAGATGTAAAGATAGATGTTAAGTCTCTTAATTTTTCTACAGAATCAATTAAAGGATTACAAGATCAAATAGCAAAACTTCTTGTATCATTTAGCAAAGATTTTGCAGTTAAGCCAACAGCAAGCCAAAGGTTTTTAAGTGGTTTTATAGGATCACTATTTGGAGAAACTCCAAAACTTATGGAAATGACTAATGAAACTAAAAAATCTCTTTCAGAGTTAAGTACGTTTATTGTAGAAACATCAAACTCTGCTGCTGGAATGTTTAGACTTGGACTTATTAGTGGAAAAGAATTTGAATCAAGTTTGCTTGCCACTGCTAATACAATGAATGGACTAGATGAGGCAGCACGACGAGTTGCATTGACAGAAGTATTTAAAAAACTTGATGTTAATGCAGCCCCATTCTTAAAAAATCTTCAAACAGCAAAACAAGAGATGATGTTAATTGCTCTTTTAAGTTCTGGAGTATTAGGAAAAGATAGTCCAACTCTTAGAGCATTGTCTTCAAAAGATGGAAAAACAAGAATGAGAGGTATAAACACACTAAGAAGGTTATATGAAAATCTTTTTGGGGCAGTAGAAAAAGTAAATAAAGAAAATGACAAGTTGAATGGTGGCGGAACAACTGGAGCAGGGAAACCAAATGCATTACAAGAAAGAATTAATGCAATTAAAAATCAAACTGAAGCATATATTATTTTACGTAATGCAAAAATTGATGAAGCAACTGCAACAGAATTATCAAATGATGCTGAAATTGCATCTTTGGTTATTGCAAATAGTAAGGGTAAGTCATTAACAAATATTATTACATTAATTAATGAATACAAACAAGCATTAAAAGACCAGACAAGTGCAGAATTAAAATATATGTCTGCTCCAAATTTATTTGAAAAACAATTACAAAAATCTAAAGCACAGGCAGAATTACGTGAAAAACTTATTGATATGGAGTTTGCTCCAAAAATTAAAAAAGAAAATGATGCCTTAATTATTCAAGAAGAAAAATTAGCAAACATAAACTCACAAATTGAAAAAATTACAAAATCTCAAATTGCTCCAATACAAAAAATAATTGATGATAACAGTTTAGTGCTTGATAAAATTGCCACACAAGAAGATGCTATTAATGAAAAATACAATAAACAAATAGAAGCATTAGATAAGATTGCTTCTATAAATCAAAATATTGCAAATATTCAAAAACAAAGATTGTCAATTGCGGATGCACTTACTCGTGGAGATATCTCAACAGCAGCACAACTAATGCAAGATGCAAGAACAGAACAAGCACAGTCTGCAGTAACTGGACAAAAAGAAGCATTAACTGCAACTCGTGATGCATCAATATTAGCCCTTGGAAGAAATGCAATTGAAAAACAAAATAAAGATCTTCAATTACAAATTAATGTAATTGAGGCAACACAACTAAAAACTTTAGAAACACAAAAACAAACAGTTGAAGATACTATTGCTTTAACTAATACAAATATTACAGCACTTAATAGACAAGTTACAGTTGCAAAGGAAGGCGCCTTGTATTCTGGAAAAACAAAACAAGATATTGATGATCTTGATGATTTAATCACTAAGGCAAAAGCAGCAGGAATTCCTTTTACTGATGAATTATTAAAACAAGCAACTAATGCAGCATCTCTTGCAAAATCATTAGATGCAGCGTTGACTGCTCAACAAAATTTAGCAAGTTTTGCTAGTTCTGGAATAGGAACAGGCCCAAGTGCACCTTCAGGTACAAACTCAAGTACAGGAGCAAAGACAAGCACAACAACCACTGCAACAGCAAGTAAGCCAGTATCAACAGTAACTGTAAAATCTGGAAATACATTAAGTGGAATTGCAGCAAAAGCAGGAGTAAAACTTTCAGATGTAATAAAAGCCAATCCACAAATTTCAAATCCAAGTTTAATTAGACCAGGACAAGTAATTAAAATACCAGGAAAAATGTATGGAGGTACAATTTCAAAATACATGGCTTTTGGTGGAAGAGCAATGGGTTCAGATACCGTTCCAACAATGCTAACTCCTGGAGAGTTTGTAGTTAATAAAGCAGCAGCAAAAGCCTATGCACCATTTCTTGATAAAATTAATGAGTCTAAGTACCCATCAATGCTTAATGGAGTGGGTGGTGGCACGGTAGTTCCAATTAATAACATTTCTACATCTACGAGTGATAACTCAACGGCAGTGTATAATTATAATTTAGGATTTAATATTAGTGGCACTGATGGAAATGCTAATGATATTGCTAGAGCAGTAATGAAAGAAATTAAAAATGTTGATTCACAAAGAATTAGGGGGCAAAGAAGATAATGGCTACTAGTGCTTATTTAACAGGTAGACGCAGGTATACCAGGCCCCAGGGTATATTATGGTCAAACAATGCTGGAACCCTCTCTAATGGCCTATACGTGCCCACTGGGGTAGAGGTAGGAGCCTCCACAACAGAAACAGATCCAAACCTATTAGATCAGTTTATTATTTTATCTGATCATAATAGAGGGGACATGCAGTTTAATACCCAAAGAATTGAACAACGTCAAAGAACTATTAATGGTCGTATGCGTTCATATCATATTGCAGATAAACTAACCATGTCTGTATCTTGGAACATGCTGCCTTCAAGAGGGTATTCAGGATTGCCAAACTTTAACTCAACAACAGGAGTATCACCAAGTGAAGGATCTACAGCAGAGTACACAGCAGATGGTGGTGCAGGTGGCGTAGAACTTCTTGATTGGTATGAGACACACCAAGGTCCATTCTTTATGTACCTCGCTTATGATAAATATACAAATTTAGACGGTCAAAATTATAAGTATACTGGTTTAAACAGATATAATCAAATTATTCAAGTTTATTTTGCAGACTTTAATTATTCCGTCGTAAAGCGTGGGGCAACAAATCATGACCTTTGGAACATATCGGTAACCCTGGAAGAAGTTTAAATGTTTGAAAGTACCAACTTAAAAAATCACTTTGAAACATCTGCAACAATACAAACAGAGTCACTAGTTCTGGCTGAGTGGAATATGAATATGCCAGATAACATATTTAAACTTGGCAACTACAGATATAGATCTCAAGAACAAAACTCTCAATTTTTAACATTACCAAATACATTTGATAACGCAGATGCTGGATTATTTTATACTGGAGCCACAGATGCAGACGTTGTTATTGATGGAGGGTTTGAAAATAATGGAACACCACAAACTTTTACATCTATAAAAGAAAAGAATAAACTTCTTTACTCATTAGAAGATTGTATCAAGCCATTTAGACCAAGGTCTGGTATTAATAAGGCAGTTGCTTTTAAGGGTAAGTTTCTATCAAACTCTGGCAGTGATCTTGCTAGAAGGCCAAGATATTACATGGCATCACGATATGACCAATTTAAATATTTTACATCTTTTAGAACTGAAGACGGTATTGAAAGAGGTATTGCTAAAACTATAGTTAATGGTAATTACTACATAGATGACGCTGTACCATTTGTGGTTTATAAAGAAAATGTACCAGCAAACCGAATTATTATAAAGATGCAAACCAATGTTGGAGATATAGATTTAGGAGATTTTACTGATATATCTAAAACTTTTGCAGATCCGTTTTTTGGTAACGCAAATAAAACAACTCCAACAAGATGGAAAGTTCAGCATCTTGAAGGAGACAATTGGGTAGACTCTTATGTATTTACTGAAAATGATACTCGTGATGATGGATCTCCAATCATTACTCATGATGGATATGTTGAATTACAATATAGATTAAAAAATATCCCAGATAACTTTAAGGATAGTTTTGTGTTTGCAGAAACTTTTTCTTCATCTACGCTACTGCCAACCGAATCAATAAACGGATACGCATATTTAGTTATTTCAAATGTAGGAAGTGTTGGAACATATCATGTTTGGAATGGTACTACTAACACATACAATACATTTACTCCTGTTTATGGATGGGTATTGGGAAGTGAACAAATTGATAATAAAACAACATTTGTTACAGACTTAACAAATCCATTATCATTTCAAGAAACAACAAATGGTCAAACTGTTTACAGAGAGTTTCAAAGTATTCGTGGGTTAAGAGTTGTAGTAGAAAAAATGAATAAATTTGATTCTACCTTTGACTTAATTGAAATGTCACCAAGATTAGTTGTTGACATATCTAATAAAACAATAGAGTATAGTATTAAAAAAATTCTCTCTGATCTTGGAACATCTGCTTTACCAGTAGGACAGTTGCTTGCCTCAACTGGAAATATATCTTTGTTTGATGATGACCAAGCGTTTAACGACAACAACACTACTAGCATAGTTAGTGATTATGTTCGTAAGAACATTAAGTTTAATTTTTACGAAAAAATATTAAATGTAGGTGGATTTGATTATTGGGTTCCAATTAAAACACTTTACTCTGATGGTTTTCCACAGGCAGACGTTACTGCTGGAACATTAGAAATATCCTTAAGAGACTTTTATTTCTTTTTAGAATCTATGCCTGCCCCAAGAATGCTGGTAACAGAAGTATCTCTTAGTTATGCAATTAGTTTAATTCTTGATTACATTGGATTTAGCAACTACGCATTTTATAGAACAACAAACGAACCAGATCCAATCATTCCGTATTTTTTTATTGCTCCAGATCAAACGGTAGCAGAAGTATTAAATCAACTTGCAGTGTCTACACAAACAGCAATGTTTTTTGATGAATATAATAATTTTATTGTAATGAGCAAAAACTATATGCTTCCAGACGTAGATGACAGAACATCCAGCATGACGCTGTCAGGATCTAATAATCAGTCTGTCAGCGGTATTGTTGAAAACTCATCATCTGGTACGCTTCCAAATATTATTTCAATTGCATCTCAAGATAAAAAAGTCTATAATAACGGAAAGATTAATTACACAACCAGATATATTCAAAGATCCTATGGATCTATTCGTCAAGCAAGCATGATTGATATAGACAAGACTTGGATTTATAAGCCTTCGCTTTTGTGGGAAGTCTCTGGAACAGATTCAACTAAAACAATTAATGAGGTTGCATCCAAACAAGGCAAGTATGTTTTAGGAGCAATGCCCTTGAACTCTGACCTTACCGCATCTGCACCAAGCGTAGTTAATCGTAAAATAGTAAACAATGTTTTTGATCTTGGAGAAAACGTTTATTGGCTTACAAGATATCAAGGATATTTTTATTCTAATGGAGAAGTTATTAGATATGATGCTGCACAATTTAATGTTACCCTTGCAATTTGGTATCCAATATTATCAGACGGTATAAACTTAGATGAATCTAAACCAGAGATTGTTTTGCCTGGAAGATTAGCGCCATCAAGTGTTATTGATAATTTAGACAAAAGAGTTGCAAATGGAGAAATTACAGAAGCGCAAAAAGGTGAAGAGATTCAAGCATGGAGAGTTTCTCATAGACAAGGCAGCAGCAATGTTTGGATTACTAATAATCAAGAGTATCAAAACTTTTTTAGATCATTGCCATTTAACGGAAAAATATACCCAACTGGCTTAGTAAGAATTTACACAGTTCCATTTTATGAAGAAGTTGAAGGTGTTACTCGTTTACAGAACGGTACAGTTTATGAGCATGGACGTGCTCAATTTGGAACAACAATAGCAAGTCACACTGCTGGAATAGATACTTATTGGTCAGACAATGCTTATGTTAGAGGTTGTGACATGGAAACTCAATATTTATTTACAACGACCTTGCTTGAAGATATTTCTTTGCCAGCAACAACAACTGGAGCAGCAGGAGTAAATAACTCTAAAGCCCAGCAGACATCAAGAGGCGGAACAATTAAAAACTTTATGTCTTCAAGTTATACAACGGAGACTCCAGTGAACTCAACTATATCTCCAAAAACTGGAACAATTCAATCATCAGCCTTAGTAATGAATGGACCAACCTTTGAAACAACTGAAGTCCCAATTGATTTAGTATCTTATGTCTATAAAGAATTAGATAATTCTTATAAGCATTTTGGAACAAGAATGCGTATTATTGGCAAGATTGAAAATAATGAGCGTCGTAGTCAAACACCAAATGGAAGTACAACCTACTACCAGGTTGCTGGAGTTCAACCTGATCAGCCAGTAAGCATAGGTGGTGGTTCAGGAGGATTAGCAGTATTGCTTAATCCAACAACCAACAACGGATATTATTTTGAAATTGCTGCATTGACAAGTGATAACATAGAATCATATTTACAATTAGATAAAGACAATCAATCAAATATTTCTATTAACAATGTTGTTTTTTATAAAATTAAAAAAGATGCGTCTAATAGTAATGCAATTCCTATAAAACTTTATGGCGGTCTAGCAAAGATTACAGTTGACGATGGAAGGTTTACTGGTCAGTATAGAATGGCTGGTGAGGAAAATCCTACGGTATATGATTTGGCCGTAGAATATCAAGACATAGGAAAAACAAGAAGATTCTATCTATACATTAATAATCAATTAATTAAGGTTGTAGACGATACAGATCCACTTCCAATCTACAATAACATGGCTCCGTTTGTTCGTGGTTCATCTAGAGTTATGTTTGAAAATATTTATGCTTTGTCACAAAACTATTCTCAAAACACTGTCTTCACAGTTGGAGAAACTCTATCATCTGCTTTTGGGGATAACGAGATAAGTGCTAGTGAGTCTTTAAGAAAATATGCAATGAGCGGTATTGTTCAGGCAACCTACCTATCTGGAATTAGTGCTCAGCAACCACCTAAATACAATTTATACTTTGACGAGTTTGGCTCAATAATGAGAGAGTGTGCTTACTTTGATGTTAAGTATGATCGTGCATACCCTGCACTTTACGCTAAGTTATCCCCAACATTTAATAATATTAAAGGCTACGTCTCATCTGGGTTTTATGCAGACTCATATGGTGCTGAATTTTTAATATTTAATGCTACAGATACGGCCCTAAACCTTGACGAAACAAGCGGTAACTATCTAAGAATTCAAGGAGTTACATTTACACAAGATACTACCCATGAGTTAACAGTTGATGAATACTTTAAAAAGCGTAGTAATTTTTCTAATCCACTACTAACTGGATCTTCCCAAATTGTTTCTCCGCAAGTTGAAAAACAAAGGTTTGATGAAATTAAAAGAAGTAGAATGATTTATGGAAACAATGAGTTTACTCTTGATACTCCATACATACAGACACAAGATGATGCAGAAAATTTAATGGGTTGGATAATAAATAAAATTATGATCCCTAAAAAATTAATTGGTTTAAAAATATTTGCAACTCCAACAATTCAACTTGGAGATATTGTAACAATTAACTATAAAGATTCTAATAACTTAGATTTAGTTACTTCAGTTGATTCTAGATTTATAGTATATAATATTGAATATTCAAGAAAAATAAATGGTCCAGACATGACATTGTATTTGGTAGAGATATAAAATGGCAACACCAGATAAAGATAGACCAGATACGGCTGTTAGAGTTCAGAGTGGAGATACACTTAGTGCTATTGCTAAAGCAAACAATTTAACTCTTTCAGAAATAAAAGCCTTAAATCCACAACTTGTAGAAAATCCAAAATATCAAGGTGGAAATAAAATATTTAGCAATACTTTAGTTAATATTGCTCCAAGAGAAACAAAAGCAATAACTAATTTAGATGTTACTCCAACCCAGCCTACTTATATTCCAACAGAAGAACCAATAATAATTTCAGGTGGAAATTTAACAGCAATACCACCAACACCATTAATTGATGCACCAGTTTATGCTGCGCCACCACCAGTTAAAACAGCGACTCTAGACATTATTTTATTTGACGAAGAATCTGTTCCTACGGATGGAATGTTTGATCAGATATTTGAAAATATTGGCGGTCAAGAATTAATAAGTATAACTAGATCTGATATTGTTAATGGACAAAAAATATCATATCAACCAATCAAAAACCTTTCAGCCATCCAACAAAGGTATAACCCAAATAATATTCTTAGCCTACAACAAACCGCAGATAAGTTTTTTGCTGGATTCTCAATTAAACTAGAAGACAAAATTCCAGAAACTGGCAACGGAACTAATGGAGAAAACGTATACCTTAACGCAGCAGGAGACTTAATTATTGAATTTATTAACGTAAATCCTGACGAACAAGTAGAAACACAAATCAGCGTAAGTGGTACAATATATGAAGCAGATCTTGGAGACTACGCCTCATGATAACTAATACTGGTAAATCTATTATTGCAAAGTATTTACTTGGACAGGCCCCTGCCTACGCCTCGTATATTGCTATTGGTTGTGGTGCTACTCCTTTAGATACCGCCGATGAAATAGGAGATTATTCAACAAAAACAAATTTAGATTTTGAGATGTTTCGTGTTCCAATATCTTCTAGAGGTTTCGTAAACGAAGACGGTGTAGATAAAATTGTTCTAACAGCAGAACTACCAACAGAAGAAAGATATGAAATATCTGAAATTGGAATATATTCTGCAGGATCTAATCCATCTGCAGGAGCCTACGATAGTAAAACAGTCTTTGCGTTTACACAAAACGAAAACTGGCAATACGTAACAGCAGCATCAGCAGTAGCAATTGATACAGAATCTAATGCGCTAGATGCTCCAAACTATGACAACGTTATTGCTGTAACAGATCCAGTATTTCAAACAAGCGCAGATAACCCAATATTTTTTAAATCACCAAGAGTTGCAAGATATGAAAGACCAAGATTTTTAAATAATATAATTATGATAAAGGGTAATGAGGCTGATCTTGACATTGAATCAGATAGCGGTCCAACACAAGATACTTTTGAAATAGGAGCATCATCAAACTACATTAGATTAAGCGGAACAACAGTTGATTTTTCAAAAAACTCTCCAACAGATCAATTAAGATTAGCATTTTCAATAGTAAATAGAGATGGAACATACGGGGCTGGAACTCAACCAGAAAGAGCCAGAGTCTTAGTTTCATTTGAAAATACAAGCGGAACACAGTTTGCAAGACTTGAAGCAGAAGTTGCTGACGATAGCAGTGGCGGACAATACGATTTTGCTACAGAAAGATACTTTGTTGTAACAAAACAACTTCAACAACTATACAGAACATCTGGCTTTGACTGGAATGCCGTTTCTGTAGTTAAGATATACGCATGCGTTATTGATGGAGTCAATCCGTCTGGCAACTACTATGTAGCGTTAGATGCTTTAAAATTAGAAAATGTTGCTACAGTAAATCCACTTTATGGACTAACAGGATATTCAGTAATTCAAACTTCAGGCGCAGCAACCATTGTTAAAAGTCCTAATACTAGTAATTATGTTGAATTTAGATTTTCAGTAGATCTTTCTAGCGGAAACAATTCATAATGGCTGACGCAGGAATTAAAAAAGTTATAATTAAAAAAGCATCTTTACCACCATTAGATCATGACAAAGTTGGATACGTTTTTAGATACAGAATTGTTTCTGAAGATAAAAACAGAACATCTCAATGGTCTCCAATAAATCTTGTATTAGATGACTCAATTACTAGCGTTGCTGGAGCCGTACAGGTTTCAACATCAGTTATTAGTGCAGTTTGGGGAGATGAACTAAATAGATCAAAGTATGATGTTTTTGTTGGATTTGATGGGGCCACAGCAACCTACCACGGCACAACGCCAATCCATTCATATCAATTTATTAAAACTGGAACTACAAATGTACGTGTAATTATTCAAGTTGAATCATCTGAAAAAACTTTAAATGCCAATTTCCAAATATACAACTCTGGCTTAGTTTCTTTGGTATAATAAAATAGGAGGAATAAATGGCAAAAGTACCACTACCAGAAAGAGGGCAACCTCTTGATGTTACATATTTATATCAATTAATTGAGGCCGTAAATGACCTTTCTACAAATGTTGCTTCTAAGCAGACAAGTAAAACAATTATTGATACAGCAAGTGCAGGTAAGGCAGAGGTGCAAACCTCTAACACAAGAATAGTAGGCGGATTAGTTGAAGTTGCAAATAACTCAACAGTTTCGGCGGGTAACGAAAGAACGTTTACTTATGATTTTAAAGACTTTAAATATCCACCAATAGTATCAGCAACACCAGTTAACACTGGACAAACACCAGCAGGACAAAACGTAAATATTGTTCTAAAGAGTGTTACAGAAACAAGAGTAGAGGGTGTTGTAAGGTTTGGGGCTTCTGGCGACTTATCTTTATCAGTTCATCTAGTTATTGTTGGAATTCCAAACTAAGGAAATAATTAATGATTTCTTGCAAAAAATGCAAGGGTAGAATCTTTGTTGATAGACAGTACAGCAGTGCTCAACATATGGAAACATATTGTATGGGATGCGGACTAAGAACATTTTTTCATCCTCCAACAGAAAGTGAAGAAGGTAGATGGCTACTAGCAAAGGAAATATTGAGAGCCAAGAATACAATAACGAAACTGTAATAAAAGGTAATAAAAAAATATGGTTTCTTAATGGGGACTTGGTAAGGCTACATCACAGTTCAAGATCTACTGGAATGGTTTCTGTTTATAATATTACTAAAGATAGACTTGAAACTTGTTTACGCTCCGATTTTAGAAAAAATAGAGAACGTGCATACACTGTTACTGAGACTGCTAAATTAATTAATCGTCATAGAAAATATATGCCTAAGTTAATGAAGACGGGAATGATACCAAAACCAATTGGTGCAAGGCTAAATGGACAAAGAGGTTGGCAGATTAGATCGTATTATTCAGAAAGCATGGTAAGGGACATACGTGCTATACTGGCTACTATACATATAGGACAACCAAGAAAAGATGGGCTTATAACAAATAATATGACGCCTACAAGCCAAGAATTGACACGGCGAATGGGTGACGGTATACTTACATATACGAAAACAGAAGATGGTAGATTTATTCCTGTTTGGGCAGAGAATATCTAATAGCAGAAATGGTGGGGTATGGAAGAAAATAAAAACACAAAGGTATCAGTAACACTAGGATATACACACAATCTGGGTAATTTTCAATCAATAAGGTTTGACCTTGGTATTGTTGATTACAAGCGTGACGAAGAAAACATAGATCAGGCATTTGAGCGTGTATATAAGTTTGTTGAAAACAAACTAATTGAAAAAAGCAACGAAGCAAAAGAATTTAAAAGCGAATAGTGGCAGAACGCAAAGACCGTATGGCTTTGCTAAGTAGGTATAATAAATTACATCTACAAAGATATGAAGCCAAAAGTAACATGAACCTTAATGTTGAGCAATGGGCTGCAGACGCTCTTGTTGAATCTTATGGAATAGGGGTTTGTTATGATTTATTGGATTACTACTTTAGTATTTCTCTTTCCCCTGGTTGGAGTTACTTTGCATACAACGCACAAAAAATATTAGAAGCAAAATTAGAAGTAGAGCAAGACATTAAAGAACGAGAAGAGCGCAGAAAACTAGCAAAGAAGTGGATTAATGAATAATACAGAAGCAAAGTTAATCACCGCAGTATTAAATGATAAACAAGTCCATGTATTATTGCAAGCAAATGTTGATAATCTTCTAAGAACTCATAACGATGTCTGGGAATTTATTAGGCTATACTCAGAAAATAATCAATCAGTGCCACCAGTATCTTTAGTTGTAGAAAAATTTAGAGACTTTGTACCAGTAGAAGGTGTTGGTGCAACAAAGCATCACCTTGAAGAATTACAAACCGAATACTTAAATGATAGCCTTAAAGACATCCTACGTAATGCAGCAACTGAAGTCCAAGGCGGTAATGGACCAAAGGCTCTTGAGCATATCATTACAAAAACATCAGAACTAAAAAAGAATACTGCTGCAATAAGGGATATTGAAGTAACAGACCTTGACTCTGCAGTTGCTTATTTTGAAAATGTAAAGAAGATGCAAGATCTTGGTCACGTTGGAATTAAGACAGGCTTGCCAGGGTTTGATAACTACTTACCTTCTGGAATCATGCCAGGACAACTAGGAGTATTTCTTGCATATCCAGGTATTGGAAAGTCTTGGTTGGCTCTGTACTTCGCTGTACAGGCTTGGAAACAGGGTCGTAGCCCACTTATCATAAGTCTTGAAATGTCTGAAACAGAAGTTCGTAACCGTGTATTTGCAATCATGGGTGAAGGCTTATGGTCTCATCGTAAACTTAGCAATGGCGAAGTAGAAATTGATATGCTAAAGAAATGGCATGCAGATAAGTTGCAGGGTAAACCAGAGTTTCACATTATCTCTAATGATAATGGTGGAGACTTAACTCCTTCAGTTATACGTGGAAAGATTGATCAGTATAAACCAGACTTTGTTGTAGTTGATTATTTACAACTAATGTCACCAAATCAAAAGGCTGACAGCGAGACGGTACGTATGAAAAACCTTTCAAGAGAACTTAAACTTATGTCTATTAGCGAAGAGGTTCCTATTATTGCAATTTCATCTGCTACTCCAGATGATGTTAAGGATCTTTCTACCCCGCCAACTTTGGGACAAACTGCTTGGTCAAGACAGATTGCCTACGATGCTGACTGGGTAATGGCTTTAGGTCGTGCTACGAATAGTGATATTATTGAATGCGTATTTAGAAAAA